CTTCTACATTCATTACAAAAATTCGTAGTACGCCCGGAACTTTTTCTTTTAACAACGATAGCAATAATTCTTTTTCTTTTTTATTTGGTGATGGTCTCCACACACAAATAACTTTTTCTATACGATCAGGTAAATGCACTGGTATCTCTATGTTTGACCAGTTTCTATATACACCTTTGGGTGCAATAACAACAAAGGTATCTATCTCATTTTTCTCAAACAAGATACCTACATTATCTATACATACTTTGGACTTACCTGTACCCATTTCCATAAAGTATGCCCACACCGTATTTGACCACGATGTCTTGAGTACATCCTTTTGATGTTGAAATGGTTCGGTCTTAAATTTATACATAAATCCATTATCTGAATATTTTTTCCCAAGTCAAGTATTGACACAATTATTTTTATCAATTACATTTATTTTACATTTGTTTAAATTTTTTATTCAAGTGACTCCAATCAAGTGGCTTAGACTTTTTCTAAGCCACTAGACGATTGCTAAGAAAGGGATAAGTATGAGTATAGTTTATGTGGTGCAGGAAAATCCAAAGGTGGATATTATATCTGCTACTAAGTATGGAGAGCTGATACCACTAGCTAATCCAACAGAACAACTACATTTAAATCCAAGTAGAATTATTAGCCAATTTAAAAGAAAGCTTACTAAGTTTTCAGACAACGATTATTTATTGTTGCTTGGCGATCCTGCTTTGATTGGTGTGGCAGTTACTGTTGCCAGTGATGTTAATAACGGTAAGGTTACTGTTTTGAAATGGGATAGGATAGAAAAAATGTACTACCCAGTCAAACTTTCCTTTCGTGGTGGCATTGGAGATTATCAATAATAAACCTGACAAGGAGGTATGTGTAAAATGAACGAAGAAATATGGAAACAAGCCGAAGCAGATGCAGACAAATTTAAGGACTTATCTACCGAAGGTGGAAAAGATCTTAGCGATCTGATAAAGCAAGCCAGTACTGTTAACAAACAAATAGATGTTTTAGAAGAAGAAGTAAAAATTCTAAAGCAAAAAAAGAATAGTTATTTGTTTGATTTAATCCCTGCGAAAATGGCAGAGATGGGTATGGATAAAGTAGAGGTAAATGGTAATGCCGTTTCACTTGCTACTTTTGTAAGTGCCACAATGCCAAAAGATCCTATTCAAAGGGAACAAGCTATATTGCACTTGCGTGATATAGGAGCCTCGGACTTCATCAAAAACGAAGTGACAGTAAAGTTTGGTGTCAATGAGGATAACAGAGCTCGTTCTATTCAATCAGAGTTAGAAGAAAAAGGAATGGATACAACGGCAAGAGTGTGGGTAGAACCATCTACACTAAAAAAATTGGTTCGTGAAAGAGTAGAGAATAATCAAACCATCGATATGGAATTATTCAATGCTCATGTTGGTCAAATCGCTAAAATCAAAGGAGGTAAAGATGAGTAAGACTAATAATAAAAAAGCAGTAAGCATCCTAGAGGAAATGTCAAAAGACTCTGGTGGTGGTTTTGAAGAGGTAACATCTTCTGATGTTCAAATACCTTTCGTAAGAGTTATACAAGCAATGAGTCCACAGATTAAGAAATCTGACTCTGCTTTTATTAAAGGTGCAGGACAAGGAGATATTTTTAACACAGTAACAAAACAATTCTGGAGTGCAGAAGATGGTATACTTGTTATACCTACTTACTTTCAACAGAAGTTACTAGAGTTTGTTCCTAGAGAACAAGGTGGTGGTTTTGTTGGAGAGTTAAAAGCTTCATCTGAAGAAGTTAAAAAAGCACAAAGAAATGATATGGGTGCAGAACTTCTGGAAAATGGTAATGAGTTAGTAAGAACTGCTCAACACTATGTGAAGATAGTGCACGAAGATGGTTCTCTTGAAAATGCAATTGTGGATATGAAAAAAACACAACTTAAAAAATCAAGAGGATGGATGAGCATTATGATGATGCAAAAACATAATGGTAAAACATTACCTTCTTTTTCTCAGATATACAGATTAAAAACTGTAGAAGAAGGAAACGATAAAGGGTCTTGGTATTCTTGGTCTATTCAACACGAAAAAATGGTTGAAGAGATAGAAAGTTATAATGATGCTAAATCATTTCATACTAGTATCAAGAGTGGAGAGTTAACGGCTTTACCACCTACTGATGCCAATAAAGACGAAGTACCATTCTAATTGTGAGGAGTGCCCCCTTCGGGGGGCATACTTAGTATGGAGTCACTTACAAAAAAATTTTATGAACTGTTCAAAGGTTTTTCAAATGCACACGGTCAAACAGAACTTATTGACTCTAAAAAACACGGCAAACAAATGTCAAAGAGTTACATTGTCCGTGAGCCGTTGTCTTTGGATTTAGTACAACAACACCTTGATGGAAAAAAAGGTATCGGCAGTATACCTATCGATGAAAATAATCAATGTCGTTTTGGTGTATTAGATATTGATGAATACAATTTGGACTTACAAGGTTTAGCAAAAAAAATTAAAAAATTAAAATTACCATTGACTTTATGTAGATCAAAAAGTGGTGGTGCACATCTATATATATTTTTAAGTGAGCCTATATCGGCAACAGAAATACGAGATAGATTAGCCGAGTTTGCATCGGCATTAGGATATGGAAACTGTGAGATATTTCCAAAACAAGAAGAAGTTATTGTAGAAAGAGGAGATGTAGGAAACTTTATTAACCTGCCATATTTTAATTATAAGTATACAATGCGATATGCTATAGGAAACAATGGTCAAGATATAACACTAGAAGAATTTATAAAGAGGGCAGAAAAAAATAGAATTACAATAAAAAAACTAAGAGACATTGTGATAGGTACAAACAATGATATACTACCTTCAGGACCACCTTGTCTTCGGCAGTTGACAGAGTTTGGTATACCAGAGGGTGGTAGAAATAATACAATGTTAAATATAGGACTGTACTATAAAATGTCTTCACCAGAAAATTGGAAAGACTTACTTGAGAAACATAACAATGAAAATTGTAATCCACCACTGCCTGCAAAAGAAATTGTAACAATACAAAATCAATTAGAAAAAAAAGAATATTTTTATGCGTGTAAGCAAGAGCCTTTAAAAAGTCATTGCAATAAATCGTTGTGTAAAACAATGAAGTTTGGTGTAGGTACAAGTTTATCTATGCCTACTATCGGAGGTCTTACAGTTGTAGAGTCTGAACCACCTGTTTGGTTTTGCGATGTAGATGGACATAGATTAGAACTGTCTACAAAACAATTACAAATGCAGGTAGATTTTCAAAGAGCTTGTATGGAGCAAATGTATAAGATGCCTGCAAGATTAAAAGAGTCAGACTGGAGAGAAATGGTAGATGCCTTGTTAGCAAATGCTACAAGAATATCTGTACCAGAAGAGTTAACAACCAAAGGTCAATTTCAAGAATTATTAGAAATGTTTTGTACGGCTAGATTACAAGCAAGAAGTCCAGAAGAATTAATGACAGGCAAACCCTGGACAGAAGATAACTACACACATTTTAAGTTGAGTTCTTTGCAGGAGTTTTTAAAAAGACATAACTTTACTACATACACTAGAGGTCAAATAACAGAGCGACTAAAAGAAATGAACAATGGAGAAGAGGCAGACAAACAATATAGATTTAAAGACAATAAAAATAAATGGCAGACCGTTCGTGTTTGGTTTATACCAGAAATAAAAAAAGGAGATGTAGAGTTTCCTAAAGTAACTATAGATGATGAGGAGCCACCGTTTTGAAGAAGACAATTTTGGGACCGCCAGGATGCGGTAAAACACACACCAACTCTAAACTAGTAAAAGAGTTTATTGAAAAAGGTATTGATCCTTCAAAGATTGCCAATGTTTCTTTTACAAAGAAAGCTGCAAATGAAAGTAAAGATAGAGTGTGTAGTGATTGGGGGATAGTGGACAAAGATTTACCATACTTTCAAACATTACATTCGATGGCATTTCACGCACTTGGATACAAAGTAGATGATGTTATAAGAGGATCTGATTTAAAAAAAATATCTGAAGCAATAGGTTTAGATTTTACAACACAATCTAAAGATGCAGAAAATGATTTTGATATGGTGGGATATAAAAAAGGTGATGCGTATTTAAATCTATATCATTTGTATAGAAGTAAAACAACATCGTTAGAAGAAGTATTTCAACAAGAGGGAAACTATGATTTAGATTATGGAGAACTTTTACGAATGATAGAAACCTATGAAGATTACAAAAAGAAAAAAGGCAAGATAGATTTTACAGATATGATTTCTGAGTTTATAAAAAAAGGAGAGTGCCCAGATATAGATGCATTGTTTGTCGATGAAGCTCAAGACTTGTCTACACTACAATGGAAGATGGTAGATGTACTCAGACAAAATCCAAAGATACAAATTTTTACTGGAGATGATGATCAAGCAATTATGAGTTTTCAGGGAGCCGATGTAAAAAGTTTTTTAAAAGCAACAGAAGAAAAAGAGGTATTAACACAAAGTTATCGTGTACCAAAAGAAGTTTGGAGTTTAGCACAACAGATTGTAACAAGGATAGATGGTCGAGCATTAAAACAATGGGAGCCAAGAGATGAAAAAGGTTCGGTTACTTATCACTATAATTTATCAGATGTTCCAATAGATACGGGCGAGTGGGTAATACTTGGTAGAACAAATAGAATTTTAGATAGATACGCTGCAAGTTTAAAAGAAGAAGGTTGGATTTATAGTAGACACGATCATCCTAGTATTCCTAAAAAAATGTATGAAGCTATTTTGACGTGGGAAGATTTATGTAAAGGCAAAGAAGCAAATATTACTAGTGTAAGAAATTTATATTCTTATATGTCTGTAGGAGAAGGATTTAAAAAAGGATGTGGCCCTACATCAAAAGCATTTAGACAATTTGATGTAGATCAAATGTTAAACCTAAATATATTAGAAGAAAAAGTAGGATTACAAATGGGTAAAGAATTTAGATGGCATCAGGTGTTAGGTAAGATTGGATTACAAATGCAACACTATGTTTTGAATGCATTGAAAAGAGGAGACAATGTAAAAAAGCCTAGAATAAAATTAAGTACGATACATTCTATGAAAGGTGGCGAGTGTGAAAATGTTTTACTTATACCAGATATATCGTATGCCGCTAGTAAAGAATATCAAAGAGATCCATCAACAGAGCATAGAGTGTTCTATGTTGGTGTAACAAGAGCAAAAAAGAATTTACATATTATGCAACCACAAACAGAAAGGTACTATCAATTATGACAGACGATACAGAAAACAATGAACTATGGGACAAGGGCAGTGAACATTATAGGGATTTAAAAATACAACCGTCTCAATTTATAAACAAAAACGAATTACCGTTTGCAGAAGGTAATGTGATTAAATACATTTGCCGTCATACTAAGAAAGGTAAGAAGGAAGATATACTAAAAGCGATACATTATTGTCAAATGATTATTGAGAGAGATTATGAATGATTTGCAAGGTACAATCATAAGCAAGACTTATTTTAAAGCACTCAGTGGTCATTTAAACGGCTTTTTATTTAAAACACAAGCTCACAGGGGGTTTTGTGGATAAGATTAGCCTGCCCAGAGGTAAATATAATATAATTTACGCAGATCCACCTTGGACATACAAAGCTTGGAGCAAAAAGGGAGAAGGTAGAACGGCAAGCCATCATTATGATGTGATGATTGATGAAGACATATATAATATGCCAGTGCAAAAAATAGCAAATGATAATTGTATTTTATTATTGTGGGTTACCTTTCCTAAGTTACTTGAAGGCATTGAAACAATGAAACGTTGGGGTTTTACCTATAAGACGTGTGCCTTTGCTTGGATAAAGACAAATAAAAATTACAACACAAAACAATTTACTTTTTTACCAGAAGATAGTTTTTCATCCTTTTGGGGTATGGGGTATTGGACAAGGGCAAATGCAGAACTTTGTTTATTAGGAACTATTGGTAAACCTAAACGTTTATCTAAATCTGTACATCAGGTTATCTATGAGCCAATAGAAAGACATTCAAAAAAGCCAGACTGTGTAAGAGATAAAATAGTTGAGTTATGTGGGGATTTGCCTAGAATAGAGTTATTCGCAAGACAAAAGACCCCAGGGTGGGTGACTTGGGGAAATGAGGTATAATGTACGAAAGAGATTTATTTGACGAGAAGACTTGGACACCACCAAGCAATCTACCAGACTTATCACAAGAAAAAATTATAGCGATTGACACAGAAACTTGCGACCCTAATATACAAACACTAGGGCCAGGTTGGTCACGCAGAGATGGTTTTATGACAGGCATAGCAGTTGCTACTCCTAACTGGAAAGCATACTTGCCTATAGCACACGAGGGTGGCGGTAACTTGTCAAAGAACATAGTACTGCGTTGGTTAAAGGATCAACTAAAACACGGTATGTCTGTTGTGTTTCACAATGCGCAATATGATTTAGGTTGGTTATCAACAGAGGGTATAACAGTTCCGGGCAAAGTGTTAGATACAATGATAGCAGCACCTTTGTTAGATGAGAACAGGTTTTCTTACAGTTTAAATGCTTTAGGTTATACGTACTTAGGTGAAAGAAAAAAAGAAGATGAATTAAAGATAGCAGCACATCAACACGGTGTGGATGCTAAAAAAGAAATGTGGAAACTGCCTGCATCAAGGGTAGCAAATTACGCTGAAACAGATGCCAAGCTCACACTTGACTTATGGAATGTGTTACGCAGAAAACTATCGTTTGAAAACTGTGACAAGATACTAGACTTAGAATTATCCTTGTTACCAATTATATTTAATATGAGACAAAAAGGTATACGAGTTGATTTAGACAAAGCAGAAAAAACAAAGACTCATTAAGTTTAACTTATGAGAGAACAGAAAAATCTAACGCACCTAGTTTTACAAAACATTTTTTAAAAACACATAAACATCCTATAGCTAAAAAGATATTAGAAATACGAGAGTACAACAAAGCAAATACAACATTTATAGAAACAATACTTAATCATCAGTACAAGGGTAGAATACATTGCGAGTTTAACCAGTTACGATCAGATGATGGGGGTACAGTAACAGGTAGATTTTCATCTAGTCATCCTAACTTACAACAAGTACCTGCCAGACATCCTGAGATTAAAAAAATGATACGTGGTTTATTTTTA